CCTTTTCATTAATAGTGCAAATACCAATACAGGGATCATCTGATTTTATGTCTTCGATTGTTCTGTACAGCTGAGTAAACACAGAACTATTTATCGTTGACACCTTATTGCATTTATAGATTAGGCTTCATTTGCCAGTTTTAACCCCCACCCCTGTCGAGCATATAGCCAAAGGGATTGCTAAAAATACGGCAATCCCGGCGAATCTAGTGAAGGGGTATGGGAGTCGAACCCTATACGCTACGAGACATCACTTCTCGTTGGTCCTTTGTGATGCTTCCAGACCATGAGCCCTAACCCGGCCCTCCATAATAAAAGAGAGAGAACATGAACCCCGCAACCCTTTCTTGGGAACTTTACCAGCGGCCAACCAACCTTAATCTCTCTAAGTTTAACTAACTATACCACACTATTCCTTCGATGTCAACCCCAAAAATACAATTCTTTTGCTTTATTCCACAGTACCATTGCACCGTCATTCGTCTTGAAGCCATCCTCAGCGGCAAACTCCATGCTGCTGCCTGCATATACGGTATCAGCAATACCACATGTCTCAATCATCATGGCGATAGTCTCAGCAGTGGTTCCCCACCCAACGTAGTCTCTCTTACCATCAGCAGTCCTGTTATACAACCGAATACCACCGTTAGCAGCGTCTAAGAAATCAATCGGTGTTGTCATTAATGTATCTCTATCTCTTTAACCATCTTACATAGCTAAAGTAACACAGAGTCAAGGGAATGTCAAGGCCTTTCTGCACTATTTCTGAAGTTTTTTTATATATTTCGGGGTATGTGGAGAAAAAATGTCGATAGGCCGCAGACTTTAATCCATCTTCTTCTATGTTTATTTTAGCCTTTATCGAAAGCTACCGCAAATACCCATGATATCCCATGAATACCCAAATTGTTCCGCTCAGAGAAATCCTTCCAGATTTCCACTCTCTTTTCTCGCATGCTTTCCTATATACCGTTCAGATTTCAGCTTCGTAGCACAGGATTTATCTGTATAGCATACTGTTGTATACCTTGTTCCTGTTCCATGTATAGGTGTAACACAGTGCAGACTCTTGCTATCTGCGATGCATACTGATCCATGTGGTAGATCAATTCCTACTCCCCAACGTGGAAATGATAGATATGCACCTGTATATTCTCCTTGACGATGACAGCTCATTGTTGTATATTCTACGTCAGCACCGTCACTATGAGCAGACATTGCTTTGCTGGAAAATGCAGAGTATCTATTCAGTGAAAAGGTTGTTACCATACCGTGTCTATACTCTTGTGGTATATACTCTTCTGCGAATTTTCTTTGTCTTTCATAGATTTCTGGGTCTGCGGCTTTAAATGCGTTCTCTACATATGTGGGTAAATCCTTGAGATTTTCAAATAGCTTAGGATTTGATACGTTGACTTTACCTGTGAAACGTCCTCTCTTCGCTCCTACCATGACAGAATCTATGCTATTGCTATATGCGATCATTCCCCATTTGCCTGATTTTGTTTTTAGATAGTAGGAATTTGGACTGCGTAGCTTATAGTCTTTTCCTTCTATCAGACCTTTTTTTGCCATCTCTTGTGAAAGTATCGGACCAGCGCAGTTTGCTCTCATCACGGAAGCTTCCTCTACGGAATACAGGACTTTCTCTATGTTCTCATTTTGTACTGCATCGGTTATCACATATGCGATGGGTACACCTATACCGTCAAGGGTTGCATCTGGCCGGTATATTGCGGTGTTTTCTGTGATGGTGACAATCTGATTCAAGTCTTTCTCATCATAGAATTTTCCGTTCCATTTCTCATGTGTCTGCTTTTCCCCGTAATCAGTCTGTGCAAATAGAGTTTTCATGTTACTTATCTCCAATGTTCAGCAAATGCATCTTTTACCGCTTCTGTTTTCTTTTCTTTTGCACCATTCGTATGTAATGGTGGTATCCACTCAGGAAATATATTCGGGGGTATTTTTCTTATGTCGATGTCTTTTCCATTGAGTGGTCCATATGTGTCTATATGATAGTAGTATATGAGCCGTGTTTTCCAATCGTGTCCTGCTATCCAGTGTATACCGAAATCCCGATAGAGCTCGGTATTTCTTCCTCCTTCTCTTTCTTTTCGTGTTACTGTGGGTATTTTGGAGTTTACAATGGGTTTTACCTGTACCATCTCGACAGTACCCTTTCCCCGATCAACCACTATATCAGCCTTTGAATCTCTTGAGAATTCCTCACAGGACCATCCTTTATACCGAAGATCAAGAATGACAGCGGATTCTCTTATCGCAGCTCTCTGTTCACTCTGATAGCTATACACTATACCTTCCAATCCTCTCCAAAATTCGTTCTATCAAACACTGGTTCAGCGAAAGTCTCCTGTCCGGCATCTACGAGGTCTTCCTGTTCCTTATCGTCTATATCATACAATTTCATCTTTGCACGATCAATACCCACCACAAAGCGTCTATTAGCAGTAGGGTCATTATATCGGTTCTTGAGCTGCTTGACCGCAATCTGATTGAGCTCTTCTAGTTCCTCATTGCTAATGAGTGCAAACATGAAATCGGCAGTCGCAGGCAGACCAAAGCTCTCACTCGTATCCTCAAGACCAATATCCGAAGACACGAAACCTGATCTAGTGGTCTGTGTTGCCGACATAATTGGAACATTTGTCTCAACCGCCAGTCCTCTAAGCTCTTCAGCAATCGCCTTGATATACATGTAACTGTTGACATTTTGTGCTCCTTTAAACCTTGACGATGCACAGATATTGAGGTAATCTACGAAGATAATATCTGGTCGGAATGATTTCTTGATTGCAAGTTCCTTTATCAACCCTCGAAAGTGGCTGCTATGTGCCGAAGCCGTAGGATATTCCTTGACAATCAACTGTCCACTCGTGGACTTGATGATCTTGGCAATCTTGTTCTCATACATCTGTTTTGGTAGACTATGTAGGTCTTCCATAGAGATATTCATCAGATTAGCATCGATTCTCTCTGCGATACGTTCTTCTGCCATCTCTAATGTGATATACAGGACGTTTCTTCCCTGACTCAGACAGTTTGCAGCAACGTGACACATGAACAGAGACTTACCCACACCTGTACCAGCAAGGGCAATATTCAGTGTTTTAGGTGGTAATCCACCCTTGGTGATACGATTGAAGAAGTCCAGATCAAACGGAATCTTCTCTTCTACCTTGTGATAATAGTCATATCGGGACTCTGCGTCCAGCAAATAATCGTGGCCCACACGATTATCAAAACCCACAGCAAGGGCATCGGTGAGGATACTTGGAATAGCATCTGGACCTCGTTTCTTATCTTTTCCATCAATGATAGATATACCTTCAACAATAGCATTATATACCGCCTTATCTTTACAAAATTGTTCTGTTGTGTCCACTAACCAATCGAAATCCACATCGGAAAATTCCATACCCTGTATGGCTTCGATTACCTTCTTGAAGTCCTCACCATTCAAATCCTTGCGAGCCGATACCTCTATCTCAAGGGATGTCTGAGTAGGTATCTTGTTGTATTTGTCTACAAATTTAGCGATTTCCTCAAATAACGTGCGTTCTGTACGGTCAGAGAAATAGTCGCTCTTCATAAAAGGTAGCACTTTGCGAGCATACTGCTCGTTGCTTACAAGTTGCGTTAGTGCTGTGCGTTCAATGGTCTGGGACATATTCAAGCTGTTCTTCCTTTAGTTGGTCATCTAGTACATCAACAAGAATGTCACCAAGAAGATTGCGAAAATCATCGTGTATTTCATCATTGGATATACCATAATTATCCATTATAGTATAATCAAACGAAAGTGTCAAGTTCCCTTCCGCATCTTCTTCCTCATTGAGTGCTATTCTACCGTACTGGTATACGATACCACTATAACGTCCGCCTGTAATCACGATGGAAGCCCAGCTGTCTTCCTTGCGTGATACAAACTTGTACATTTTCTTGATTTTACTCATAAACACTCCTGTATATTGACGGTATGTTCCACGGACAGCTGATATGTGCTGTTGATATGGAGAAATCAGTTGCACCCATATCCCGATACTGATATACATCCTTGTCAGAATATATTCCACCCCCGGCAATCAGTGAATTAAAAGATAGTTCAGATAGCCGCTTGATAGCAGCCATATTCATAACTCTTAACTGCGATCCTGATATACCCCCTCTGGGTGT